GCAATAAGATATTTGTTAGAGACTTATCAGCGGTGAATGCTTCTATCATCAACTTGGATGTATCTAGAGCGAATATAAAAGACTTGTCAAGCAATAAGATATTTGTAAGGGACTTATCAGCTATAAATGCGTCAATCATTAATTTGGATGTATCACAAGCAAATATAAAAGACTTGTCAAGTAATAAGATATATGTAAGAGACTTATCAGCAGTCAATGCTTCAATAATCAACTTGGATGTATCTAGAGCGAATATAAAAGACTTGTCAAGCAATAAGATATTTGTAAGGGACTTATCAGCTGTAAATGCTTCAATAATCAACTTGGATGTCTCTCAAGCAAATATAAAGGACGTATCAAGTAATAAGATATTTGTTAGAGACTTATCAGCAGTGAATGCTTCTATCATAAACTTGGATGTATCTAGAGCAAATATCACAGACTTGTCAAGTAATAAGATATATGTAAGGGACTTATCAGCAGTAAATGCCTCAATTATTAACTTGGATGTGTCTCAAGCAAATATTAGAGATGTGTCAAGCAATAAGATATTTGTAAGGGACTTATCAGCAGTTAATGCTTCAATCATTAAAGCTGATATTTCTAGCTTAATAGTTAACGATATTATAGCAGGACGAATAGATGCGAGTATCAATATTATGGATACAAATGATGATAGAACTTGTTATTTACTATTTGCGGATAATAGTGGTTATCAAAAGCTGAGAGTAGATACACAGAAACTCATTTATAATCCTGGATTGGACCGATTAGGTATAGGGGTCAATCCAAATTTCAATTTAGATGTGAGTGGTTCATTTGGTCTCAATGTATCACCATATTTTAATTACCTGTTTGATGTATCAGGAGAGACGAGAATACAGACAGACAATATACGATATGGAAGACGTGCTGGCGACTATAATATGGGTCTATATGCGATAGCGATAGGTTATGAAGCTGGTCTATCAGGTGAGAGGTCAGGTGCTATAGCAATAGGTTACCAAGCTGGCAATATTGACCAAAGTGGTAGCGCAATATCTATAGGTAATGAAGCAGGTTCCAATAAGCAAGGCGGTAGAGCAATATCTATTGGTAATTTAGCTGGATATGATAGTCAAGGAGCTAATGCGATTGCTATAGGTTCTTATTCTGGTCAAGCTGACCAGAGTGATTATGCGATATCTATTGGTAGTGAAACTGGTAATAATGGACAGCAGACAAATGCGATAGCTATAGGTTATAAAGCGGGACGTTCAATACAAAGATTTAATAGCATTGCTATAGGTTTAAACGCCGGTGATACTGACCAAAGTTCAAATGCTATAGCAATAGGAACTGGTGCTGGTCATACAAATCAAGGACATAATTCTATAGCATTAGGCTATTACGCAGGTAGAACAAACCAGTCTGCTAACTCAATTATAATCAACGCCACCAATACAGATTTAACTAACTCAAGTGTAAGTGGATTATTTATAGCACCTATACGTAATGTTAATGGTATAACCCAAGCATTATATTACAATACAACAACTAAGGAAATTGTACACGGAGATGTATCTGCAAGTAGTGGTGGAACAAATTATTGGACTTTAACAGGGACAGATATATATAATAACAATCTTGGAAATGTAGGTATAGGGACATATGGATCAGCTTCATATTTACTAGATGTATCTGGGGCGGCAAGAATGAGATATATAATAGATATCTTTGGAAGTGATGGAAGTGATAATAGTATATTAATAGGAACACCTAATGGAATAAAATGGACTCACGATTTATCATTAAATAATCTGGATGTATCACAAGCAAATATCAAAGACCTCAGTAGTAATAAGATATTCGTAAAAGACTTATCAGCAGTCAATGCTTCAATCATTAACTTAGATGTTTCACAAGCGAATATTAGAGACTTATCAAGTAATAAGATATTTGTTAGAGATTTATCAGCAGTTAATGCTTCAATCATTAATCTAGATGTTAGAGATTTATCAGCAGTGAATGCTTCTATTATCAATTTGGATGTCTCTCAAGCGAATATTAAAGATTTATCAAGTAACAAGATATTTGTTAGAGACTTATCTGCTATTAATGTTTCAATAACTAGACTAGATGTTAGAGACTTATCTGCGGTGAATGCGTCAATTATTAATTTAGATGTATCACAAGCGAATATTAGAGATTTATCCAGTAATAAGATATTTGTTAGAGACTTATCAGCCGTCAATGTGTCAATTATTAACTTAGATGTATCACAAGCGAATATTAAAGACCTCAGTAGTAATAAGACATTTGTTAGAGATTTGTCAGCTATTAATGTTTCAATAACAAGACTAGATGTTAGAGACTTATCATCTGTGAATTCTTCTATCATCAATTTAGATGTATCACAGGCAAATATTAAAGACTTATCAAGCAATAAGATATTTATTAGAGACTTATCAGCCGTCAATGCATCAATTATTAATTTAGATGTATCTAGAGCAAATATAAAAGACTTGTCAAGTAATAAAATATTCGTTAGAGACTTATCCGCTGTCAATGCTTCAATTATTAATGCTGATATATCGAGTTTAACAGCTAAAGATATTATAGCAGGTATAATAGACGCAAGTATCAATATTTTAGATACTAATGATAATAGAACAAGTTATATCCTATTTGCTGATAATAGTGGATATCAAAAATTGAGAGTAGATACACAAAAATTAATTTATAATCCAGGTTTGGATAGATTAGGCCTAGGAGTGAACCCAAACTTCAATTTAGATGTGAGTGGTTCATTCGGTCTCAATGTATCATCATATGCTAATTATTTATTTGATGTATCAGGTGAAACACGAATACAGACTGATAATATACGATATGGACGAAGAGCTGGTGATACAAACATGGGGTCATATGCGATAGCAATAGGTTATGAGGCAGGCTTATCTGGTGAAGGTGATTATGCGGTAGCAATAGGATATCAAGCAGGTTATTCATTACAAGGGTTCGCAAGTGTTGCGTTAGGTCCATATGCTGGAAGAAGCAATCAAGGAGTTGCGGGTATAGCAATAGGTGCTTATGCTGGAAATATAAGTCAAGGTTATGGAGGCATAGCATTAGGACAAAATGCGGGGGAACATACGCAAGGTTCTGGTTCAATTACTATTGGTATTTATGCAGGTAATAGTGGACAAAAAGATAATAGTATATCGATTGGAAGTTATGCTGGACATACAAATCAAGGAACATCTGCTATAGCAATAGGATATTTAGCTGGTAAAACAAATCAAGCAGCAAACTCGATTATTATTAATGCTACTGGTGTTGATTTAAGTAGTATGGATGTGAGTGGTTTATTTATAGCTCCTATTAGAAGAGTAGGTGGTATAACTCAAGCACTCTATTATAACACATCAACAAAAGAAATAGTATATAGTGATATAAGTAATGGAGGACTAAATACAAATTATTGGACGTTAACATCAGGAGGAGATGATATATTCAATAATAACGCAAGTAATGGAGGTAATGTTGGTATAGGTGTAGGTTCAGTATCAAGTATTCCTTATAAATTAGATGTTTCTGGTGAAACACGTATTCAATCAACAAATGTGCGTTATGGTATTCAAGCGGGTAATACAACACAAGGTTCATTTGGTATAGCAATGGGATATCAAGCTGGTCAAACATCACAAGGTTCCGCGTCTATAGCTATTGGCTATCAAGCAGGTGCGAGTGGTCAAGGACAAAACTCTATATCTATTGGTCCCTCCGCAGGTCAAATATCTCAAAGTGGGTCAGCCGTTGCTATTGGTGATACCGCTGGTAATATAAATCAAGGAACAGGTGCTATAGCAATAGGATATCAAGCAGGATTTAGAAATCAAGGCAGTAATAATATAGCAATTGGTGTAAATGCTGGTATATCAGGTGAAGGACAAATAACTATAGCTATTGGTGATACCGCTGGTAATAAAAATCAAGGAACCGCTGCTATAGCTATTGGAGCCCTTGCAGGTGAAAATAGACAAAGAAGTGGTGCTATTGCTATAGGCTACGAAGCAGGTAAAACAGACCAATCATCAAACTCTATCGCAATAGGAAACTTAGCAGGCAGAATAAATCAAGCAGCAAACTCTATTATTATAAATGCTACGGGTGTTGATTTAAGTAGTATGGATGTTAGTGGTTTATTTATAGCTCCTATTAGAAGAGTAGTTGGTATAACTCAAGCGCTCTATTATAACACATCAACAAAAGAAATAGTATATAATGATATAAGTAATGGTGGATTAAATATAAATTATTGGAGTTTAACATCAGGTGGTGCTGATATATTTAATAATAATAATAGTAATAATGGAAATGTAGGTATTGGAGTTGGTTCAGTTTCATCCATATCATATAAATTAGATGTATCTGGCGAGACACGTATCCAATCAACTAATGTGCGTTATGGTATTCAAGCTGGTAATACAACACAAGGTTCATTCGGTATAGCAATGGGTTATCAAGCAGGTCAAAGCAATCAAGGAACAAATAGTATAGCTATTGGATATCAAGCAGGCCAAGCATCACAAGGTTCTGGAGCAATTTCCATAGGTTTTAATGCGGGAATTGGTACCGGTGCTGCTGGAACATTTGCTATATTATCTGGTCAGGGTGTAAATGCTATCGCTATTGGTGTAAGTGCCGGAGGAACTAAACAATCTAATAATACTATAGCTATAGGTGTTCAAGCAGGTCAAGGAACACAAGGATCCGGTTCAATAGCAATAGGTTATAATGCTGGTATAGGCGGTGGTGGTATAGGAACAATGATTAATGGTCAAGGATTAAATGCCATAGCTATGGGAACCAATGCTGGTGGAACAAGACAACTTGATAATGCGATAGCAATAGGAACAAATTCTGGACAAGGAACTCAATCATCCGGTGCTATAGCGATAGGATATAATGCAGGTCTCGGCGGTGCGAGTGGAACATTCATATTTGGACAAGGATTAAATGCGATAGCCATTGGTGTAAATGCAGGAACTACTAAGCAAGGAACCGCAGCAATAGCAATAGGTGATAGTGCTGGCTCCTCAACACAAGGACAAAATGCGATTGCTATAGGTAATAGTGCTGGTAGTAATTCACAGGGGCAACTAACTATAGCTATAGGTAATAGTGCTGGACAAACAAGTCAGTCAAGTGGTTCAATTGCTATAGGACATCAAGCAGGTAATTTTAATCAATCAACAAGAGCAATATCTATTGGTATTACTGCTGGACAGATTAACCAAAAAAGTGGTGCGGTCGCGTTGGGTTTTGAAGCTGGTCAAAATACACAAGGAACTAATGCTATTGCTATAGGTATAGATGCCGGACAGAACGCACAAGGAACTAATAGTATAGCGATAGGTATTACTGCTGGACAAACAACCCAAGGACAAAATGCGATTGCTATAGGTAATAGTGCTGGTGGTAATTCACAGGGGCAACTAACTATAGCTATAGGTAATAGTGCTGGTAATGATAGTCAATTACAAAATGCGATTGCTATAGGTAATAGTGCTGGTAGTAATTCACAGGGGCAACTAACTATAGCTATAGGTAATAGTGCTGGTAATGATAGTCAATTACAAAATGCGATTGCTATTGGTAATTCAGCTGGTACAACTGCGCAACGAAATGGGGCTATTGCTATAGGTGCTTTCGCTGGTTATTTGACACAAGGAACTAATTCTATTGCTATTGGTATAAATTCAGGTAGTGTAGTTCAAAGTGGTAATAGTATTTCTATAGGTAATTCAGCGGGTCAAAATACACAAGGCTCTGGAGCTATAGCGATAGGTTACGTCGCAGGTCAAAATTCACAAGGTTCGTCAGCAGTTGCGATTGGTAATAGTGCTGGTATGGATACACAGGGGACAAATGCGGTTGCGATTGGTGTATCAGCCGGTCATACATTTCAAGGACAAGCTGGCGTTGGTATAGGAGTTCAAGCAGGGGGATATTATCAAAGTTCAGGTGGTATAGCAATTGGTTTTACAGCTGGTAAGAATACACAAGGTATTGATGCTATTGCTATTGGTGTTCAAGCTGGTTTAACCGCTCAAGGAACAAATAGTATAGCAATAGGAGAAAATGCTGGTTCTCAAACACAAGGACAATTTGCTATTGCTATTGGTACTAATGCGGGACGCACAAATCAAACCGCAAATTCTATAATTATTAATGCTACCGGTTTGGATGTAAGTAGTATGGACGTCAGTGGTTTATTCATAGCACCAATACGTCAAATAATAAATAATAAAACACTCTATTACAATACATCTACTTATGAAATAACATACGGTGATATATCATCTGGCGGTGGTGGCACTAGTGCTCCCGCAGTATTCGCATTAAATATTACAAACTCTACAATTCCAGTATTCGCAACTTCTCCCGGAAACATTTTTACAGTTCCTATAAATAATTTGAATACAAATACAAATCTATTAGCAAATAATGGATTTACTAGAAGCGCCGCAGATATTATAACTTATTCTGGTTCTACTACAAAAACATTTGGTATAAACGTTTTCGCTTCTATATTTGGAACAGCCGCATCTTATTTTGCTTTACAAATTGTTAAAAATGGAACAACTGCTATAAATCAAGGTTATATCACTACCGCTGCTAATACTAATTATGAAATGACTATAGCAAGTGTAGTAACACTGAGTAATGGCGATACTATAGCATTTAATGGTGATAACGGCGGAGTTTTCGGACAACCTCGTATGGTTGCTACCGCAAGTGCTCCAAACTTTACATCTGCTGCTCCGACTATACCATTTCAAGTTGTCATCAGGGAATTATAAAAATAGTATAATTGATGTAAAAAATATTATATCAATTATAATAATGAGTAATAAAGGACGTTATTTTACACGTGAGATTGATTTAGATACTATAGTAAGGAACCCACTTCGCTCTCACCTAAATGCTAATGGTAATACGATAACTAATTTGGGACCTCCAATAGATCAAACAAGTGTAGCACGTATGAGTGATATATCAGGGGGTGGTGGTGCCAATGTATGGTATTTATATCCTGCTTTCGCTGATATAAGTTTAAATTGTAATGGAATACAAGATGTGTCTGCTATAACTTTTTGTGGAAGACAAACATATTTAAGACAAACTTTAGCAACTTTTGATATTAGTTCAAATCGTTCAATTCGGTTCAATAATAATCAACTTTTTTTACAAACTAATGGAAATATTGGTATCGGAAAGAATAATCCATCTTTTACTCTGGATGTCTCTGGTTCATTTAAAAGTAAAACTATTTTAGATGTAGATGATGCTGTCGGTGAAAATGGATATTTATTAACATCTACTGAAAATGCTTATTTATGGAGTAATCCGGCAATTATTACAGTCGGTTCATCAACAATATCATTAGACAATAGATGGGATAATTGTGGTAATAATATATATAATAATAATAGTGGAAACGTTGGTATAGGAACGAATACTCCAATATATAAATTAGATGTATCAGGTAGAACAATAATTAGAAATAGCTTATATATGAATAGGACTGATATAAGTGATGTATCGGGTATATATTTTAGTAGTGGTTCATACATAAAGGAAGGCAGTTCATTCGATATTAGTTCAAATCGTTCAATTAGGTTCAATAATAATCAACTTTTTTTACAAACTAATGGAAATATTGGTATAGGAACTAATACACCAATATATAGTTTAGATGTATCAGGTAGAACAATAATTAGAAATAGCTTATATATGAATAGGACTGATATAAGTGATGTATCGGGTATATATTTTAGTAGTGGTTCATACATAAAGGAAGGCAGTTCATTCGATATTAGTTCAAATCGTTCAATTAGGTTCAATAATAATCAACTTTTTTTACAGAATAATGGAAATATTGGTATAGGAACTAATACGCCGATATATAGATTAGATGTAAGTGGTAGAACAATTATTAGAGATAGTTTGTATATGAATGCTACTGATATAAGTGATGTATCTGGTATATACTTTAGAGATGGTACATACATTGGACATGGTAATTCATTTGATATTCGTTCACCTGAAGTAATAAAGTTTAATAATAATAAATTAGTTATTGATACTAATGGTAATATAGGTGTTGGCAAAACAAATCCATCATATAATTTAGATGTTAGTGGAAGTTTCAACGTTGGTAATTCATTAATATTAGCAGATACATCTACTAATACAGTCCAAATTAATTCAAATAATATTAAGTTCGGTGCTTCTTCTGGTTCAACTAATCAAGGTTCTTACTCAATCGCAATCGGGTATCAAGCAGCCCAAGGATTTTCTGGAGCAGGTGGTCAAGGTGATAATGCTATCGCTATTGGTTATCAAGCAGGTCAAGGTATTACTGGTTCTATACCTAGCGGACAAGGTGTTAATGCTATAGCAGTCGGTTATCAAGCGGGTAATAGATTTCAAGGTATAAACACTGTAGCTATTGGTAATTCTGCGGGTTTAGCATCTCAAGGACAGTATGCTGTAGCAATCGGATATCAAGCTGGATATTCTGGGCAGTCATCAAATAGTATTGTTTTAAATGCGACAGAAATACCGTTACAAGGTGATACAAGCGGTACTTATATAGCTCCCTTACGTAATATTAGTAATAATAAAGCAGTATATTATAACACTACTACTAAAGAAATAACCTATGGAGATATTTCTAATGGTGGTAGTAGTGGTTCAAATCAATGGACCACATCAGGTTTAAATATTTATAATACTAATTACTTAACAGGTAATGTCGCTATTGGTAAGACAATACCATCATATAGTTTAGATGTATCTGGTTCATTTAAAAGTTCTAGAATAATAGATGTATCTAATTCATCTGGATTAAGTGGTGAAACTATGATAAGTTTAGGTAATGGTAATGGATATAAATGGATTACGCCTGTATATGGTTCATTCTCGTCTGATATATCACAAAATATTGATATATGTGGAGGGTTAGGTTATCCTACTGCTATTACATATAATAGAGCAGAAATATCTAATTTATGTGATTTTTCAGGTAGTAGAATATATGTACGTCGTTCAGGCATATTTAAATTTTCATACAGTATCCAAATGGTTCAAACTGCTAACCAATCACATAAAGTATATATATATATTAAACAAAATGGGGTAATATTAGATAGAACATCAAGTACAATAATGTTATTAAAAGATTCCGAAATATTTCCAATGTGTGAATATATTTTACCATTGAATAAGGGTGACTATATTGAAGTTATATTCTATTCATTAGGAACAACTGTAACAGCTGTATATTTACTTGATAGTACACATATTCCTCCATATTTTCCATCAGCACCTAGTATAATAAGTAATATTTATTCTCTTGTAACATATCCATAAAATATTATAATATCTAATATTATATTAAATATTGTAATGAGTAATAATGGTTCAGGATATTACTATTATAATGAAAATACTCGTATATGGAAAGTGGCAGATGGTCCTCTAGATGCGAGTAGTATATATATCGGATTTAATGCTGGTAAAACTAGTCAAGGTTCTAATTCTATTGCTATAGGTGCTAATGCCGGATATAAAGACCAATCAAATAATGCGATAGCTATTGGGGCATATGCCGGTAGAACATCACAACACGCTAATAGTATAATTATAAATGCGACAGGGAATGACTTGAGTAGTAATATAACGAATAGTTTGTATATAGCACCCATAAGAAACACTAATAGTATAACACAATCATTATATTATAATCCAACAACTAAAGAAATAACATATGGTGATATTTCTAATGGTGGTTCAAATCAATGGACTACATTTGGTTCAAATATTTATAATAATAATTCTGGAAATGTTGGTATTGGTAATTCAAATCCTACAGCAAAATTAGATGTTTCTGGAACTATGACTGTTAGAAGAACTCTTGATTTATGTAATAATATAATAAATGATGTATCATCAGTTAAGTTTCATAATAATACTTATATAACTTCGGGTGATTTTTCGGGTAATTCTTCATCAAGAATTAGGAGTTTAATTTATAATAACGATGGAACTGAAAATGTATCAAATCCCGTATCAATTATGCGTATGTCTTATTTTACTAATGATATATCATATAATATTAGTACAGTGACAAATCAAACACCTATACGATTTGGGACACAACACTTAAATCAATTAGGTATTACATTTGTAGATATATCAAAAACAAAATTTATATTCCCGAATGAATTATCAGGTCAATTTATAGAACTGTATGTTATTCAAAAAACATATATCGCCAATAATAATATGAGTATAACAGTAGATATCTCATCAATTAATAATACATACAATGAAAATATAGATACACGATTTTATGATAGAACAACTACTATTAGTTCAACTTTTGGACCACATATGATAAGTCCGACCGAATATCATAGTAATAAAATATATTCATTATTTACTTATTATACAGTAACTGGTGCTGGTAGTGCTAAATTAATACGGAGTGAAATAATAATGAAATCTTATTATGTGTAATATTATTTTACAATAATTTTTGTAAAATCGTATAAACTTATTTATTTCTTTCTAGATTGTCTTTTACTACATTTACGCGAACCTCTTTTAGAACATTTCTTAGAACTTTTTGTTGAAGCTCTCTTTGAAACACATAATCTATATTTACCTTTATCATTTAAACATAGCCAGTCTTCTTTTGGTGGTGCTTTAAAGTTCTTTAAATATAATTTATAATCTTTTTTATGTAATGAATGATAACGTACTACATAAAAACCATTTCTATCTTTATAAATATTTTCACCATTCACATATGAACCATATATGATTTTATCAGTCATCTATATTATATTAGAATAAAAAAGTTATATAATACATTACGATTATATAATGGTTTTATTTTAGAATAAGTTTTCACAATATGCAGCTTGGAATAATTCTCGTTCATTAGCTTTACTTTCTATCTTTGTAACAGGTCTACTTGTATTCAATTTGTGTGATAAGTGTTCATAATATTTCTCTTCATCAAATAGTATATCAATTGAACCCGTTCCAATAGGAACTTCTTGACCAAGCATAATATTAGATGAGACAGATTGTATTTTATCTAATTCACCAAATATAGCAGCACGAGCAATAATATCAGGTGTTTCTTCAAATGAACATTTAGCTAATGGACCTCTATCACTCTTATTAATACCATGTCTATCAATTGACATTAATCCACCACGATTTGTAATAATATCTGCTAATAATTGAATATGTCGTGAATTGACATAAGCACCACCCAAATTAAAGACCTCATATATTTCATTGAATATTGCTTGTCTTGCTGCTTCAACACCTAAAGTTTCATATATTTCATAAATGTCATTAGAGAATGTTTCACACGCATTAACAGCTGGATGCATAAATATATCTTTTAGGTTGGTTCCGTCAGTTTGAATAGTCCAACGTGTCTTTTGTTGAAACTCTTTCAAGACTGCTTCATATAGTTTAAAGTTATGATTTGGATACATAGAAGCATTTTTAATACCTTTTATACCTGTTAATATGATATCATTTAATATAGTTTTTTCTAATACTTTCAATGTAGATATCATATCTTCTTGGTCATCATTTGAAGTTTCTTCATCAGCACTTCTAAAACATTGAATACGCATAGTTAGAGTGCTTGCGTTATCATCTGTATATACACAATGTATATCTTCACTTTCCATAGTAAAGCGAGACATGATAGCATAATAGACATCAGCCATTTGTATATTACGTTCCATCATTTTCATTTTATCAAAGGTTAAACGTAATACCCAAGGGTCATAACTGCGATTATTTGTTAGAGGAGTTAATAGATTGAACTCACGATATACAGACATCATGCCTTTATCTTGGTCAATATTTGTATCATCATTATACATACTGCGAGCATCAAAGAATATTTCAGTAGTATTTGTTATTTGTTTAATGGTGGTAATAGCTAATTCATTCAAAATCTTTTGAGATTGTTCTTTATTATAACAATATGGGTCTTTTAATATAATTGTCATAACTGGACTTTTAATATTGCGACTAACACTCAATAATTCTTTAAAACGAGGAACACCTTGATTAACACTTGATTTAGATGCGACACCTGCTAAATGGAAGGTCGTTAATACCCTAATGTTTCCAAGAGGGACTAGACTGTATCTTAAGCATACTCAAGTTGATTAGACTATCATAGTATACCGATATCCGTTCAGTCGTTGAATGCTCACCATATTCTATCATAACGAATTTAGGTGATAACACTGCTGATTACCTAATCTCTAACATTATTACCATTGGGTTCGGCGATTAACCGAGTTCCTTTTCTATGTTTCCATTGAAAAGTGGTAGTTAGAGCTCTAAAGGACTTCCAGCAACAAGATATCTTACCAATAGATATTATCTATTGATTAGGAAGTGACACGCTTTTCACGCTTCCTGTTTACGACAACATTTATCGTACATATTTATTCCATTAGCGGTTAAGAAATTATGAGTTTTTTCTACTGTAAGGTCATACATCCAACCGTGTATAGGTTTCGTTTCTTTAATAGATTTTACTTTATCCCATACTATATCATTTAAATCTTTTCTATTACATCTTATATTATCTCGTTTCAATATATCATTTAATCTATCTTGTTTATAATCTATAATTAGCGTAAAATTAGAAGCAAATATTTTAGCATATTTACGTGGTATATACAAATGATAACCCATTGATACATTCTTAAAATGTTTCTTATCTGGCATACGTTTGCTTAGTGTTGAAAATATACCATATCTTGATAATAATAGAGCATATTGGTCTATTAATTCTTTTGATACAGAAGAAGCTGATATATCATATCCGTTACTTACAGAACCATCACCACTAAAATAACCATCTATTAAACCTTTAACAAAATTATCGGGTGCTTGTAATACCCAGTTTGGTAAGGTTTTATTATATGATACACGCCCAAATAAACTTGACATTAATTTAGACAATATAGTTGAATGTATTATTAAACTTTGTGAAGTTCCATTATTTTTATTAGCTGTTACTGTATGATATCCTACATTCCATCTATCCATAAGTTTTTCAACACGTTTAAGATATTCATTATTAATATTTGAAATACTTACTTGTGTATCATTTGACATACCTTCCGCGGTATAAGCTCCTACAAAGAAACCAAAATCATTATCAAGTTCTATAACTAAAGGTATATGAGAACAATTTGGTCTTGTTCTCTTTGGATATATACAGGCTTCTTTTACTATATTACTATTTCTACCATTTAAGAAGGCATCACAAAATGCGTCACTACGTCCATATGGAACTGTAAATAATTTACCTTGATTTGACTTAAACCAGTGTCGGTCGTTTGATGTAGTCTTTACATTTATTGCTTTTAATACTTCTGTTCCGTGTATCCATTCTGTTTTTGGAAATAGATATTCAATATTTAATGTATCTATTATATTCATCATGTTTGAAGCCATACTATTTGAAATCGGAATAATATCACCTTCTTTCAAATCGTATCCATCAATTGCTTGTATTTTATTATCTACTAGAGATAAGAATGACTTACCTTTGGTAGCTTTTACAGAACGCCCACTTTCTAATTCTACTTCTAAAATAGTATCAGTTCCATCAGTATTAATAACTGGATGTCTTGTAATTGCTTCCAATTTAGTCCACATCATATTACCATCTTCATCACACGATAATGCTTTCCAATCGTGTCCATCATCTAATTCTATATATATTTGTTGATTTTCTAAATGTTGAATTTTAGATTGTTCGCATTCTATATAATATTTATCTATCCATTCTCCTATTTGAGGAGTTATAATTATACCATCACACATTATTACTATTTTAGTATCCCAATCTACGCTGTTTAACGTCATCTGTGTCTATAGCAGGATTGTTACCATAATTTATTATTTTTTTTTAATTTTAATTATGATAAACTTCCTACTTTCATTCTGTCACCAGAATGTTGGACTATACCTTAGATGTCATAATGACACCCATCTCCGTCTAGTCTCTGAACCTTCTCCATGCTATTATAAATAGTTTAGGAGCTTGGCTGCGGATTGACAGTAGATACTTTCGTATTCTCATATATATCGTTTTTACTATACCAACGCCGTTATGCGAAGGTTCTCACTATATGTTTCCATATAGGAGTAGTAGATATACACTTATACCACTGTGTTTCCCGCAGTTTGAAGATGTCGCAATTGTATTTTATACAATCACTAGGCAGTTATATGCTTGACCTAATTTACAATGTTTTCCCATATAGGTAATTAGGTAACCTATATGGCATCTGCCTGTTCCGAGCACACATATTTTACTCGGTTCACCCATTGACTGTGCTGCGATTGTTCCTACTAATTCGCCAGGATGTGCTATTGAACTATAAAATTGTTGATTTATTGTAGCTACAATATAATCAAATGCTAACTTATTAATCTTTTCTTTATTCAATTGTGTAGGAGATAAATATAAATGTGCGAAAACCATTATTAATTCATTACCTCTATAATGCTCTGTTATCTTCAAATTATCTTGAAGATGTTCTAATTTTTGAAATACATATAATGGATTTAGATCTGATAAGCCATTTTTATTACCAAATTGATATGAAGCGTTTTCTATTAATCTTCTAAAATTAATAGGTGAATATAATGCGTCTTCCATATCATCTTTGAAAATATGTTCATAATAATAGTTTCTATCTTGTATAATTGTATTAATATGTTTTTCAAACTTACCAGTTAATAATTCTTTATTCTTCATAATATCATTAACAATACTATCAATATATATAGTTCTCAAATAGTCTTTTTCTAATTTTATCATATTTTCATCATATATTGTTTTATCACTCTTACCTAATGATGTAAACTTCTGTTTTTCTATCTTAGCACCATCAAAACCATCTTCACCATATAAGAATTGTAAAATAGTACCGTTCGCATTTCTAACTGTATAGTCTGTCATAATGCGCGCATCTTCCATACCCTTTATTAATTTTCTCTGTATATACCCTGTATCACTGGTCTTAACTGCTGTGTCAATAAGACCCTCTCTTCCAGACATAGCGTGAAAGAAGAATTCGGTTGGATTTAAACCTTTCATAAAACTACTTTCAACAAAACCACGTGCTGAAGCACCATCATCATATTTATGAAAATGTGGTAATGTTCTATCTGTAAAACCATATGGGACACGGCGATTATCTATATTTTGTTGACCAACACACGCAATCATTTGACCAATATTAATATCACTACCCTTTGAACCAGCAAGAACCATATTTAACATACGATTATTAGAGTGTAAGTGTTTTAATGCTACCTTACCAGTTTCAACTGTAGTATCATTCAATGTTTTAGTAATTTGTGCTTCAAACTCTTCAGCTACTGTTTTACCAGAAGTATTTTCTAAAATACCTTTATGGACATGTTCAATAATTTCAATAACTTTACGTTTTTTAACATTGATGATATCTTTCATCTTCTGTGATGATGCTAAGTCAGGTATTAAATCTGCTATACCAACACTAAAACCTGATTTAATGACCCAATTAGTAATAATATTTTGTATATCATCTAAGAATTGTTGAGTTCTTTGTGCGCCAAACTCATTAAATATAATATGAATTAATGATTGTTCAGATTGACCTAAAATAGATTTATCAAATACACCTGAACGAACTATACCTTGTTCAATATTGACAAAGTTTTGAACATTATCAGTATCTTCATATGATGCACTTGTATTCTTCTTTTTGAGATTGACTGGTGGTATAATCATTGAGAATATTTGACGACCCGACCATAAATCAATTGAACGGTCTGGATATTTCCAAGTAGGGAAATTTACAGGTAAATTAGTAGTATTCGCTGGAACTTCAGGCGGAGGTAATTTACCAGTAAAACTAGCAGTATCAGTTAGAATATCTAAACATTCACTACGAGTTAAATAATTGTCATATCGTGTAAATAGATATGAACCTACTAAAGTATCTTGGACTATACTAATAATAGGTTTATGATTAGCAGGTGATACTATTTGTGATTGAACACAGGCTAATTCTGCTAGTTCAATACGTGCTTGCTCCGATTGGGGTACGTGCATGTTCATTTCCGTTGATACCCTAATGTTTCCAAGAGGGACTAGACTGTATCTTAAGCCAATTCAGGTTGATTAGACCATCATTATTGACCAACATCCGTTCAGTCGTTGAATGCTCTTCATATTCTATCATAACGAACTTAGAAGATAACACTGCGGATTGCCCAATCTCTAACATTATTACCATTGGGTTCGGCTATTAACCGAGGTCCTTTATATAATTTCTCATATAAAGTGGTAGTTAGAGTTCTAAGGGGTTTCCCGCAACAAGATGTTTTACCAATATTACTATTGATTAGGAAGTTTCACGCTTTTCACGCTTCCTGTTGGTGACTGATTTTAGTTAATCACCGTCAAAGTCAGCATTGTAGGGCCGAGTTACAGATACATTTAATCTAAATGTTTTATATGGTAATGGTACAACACTATGTTGCATCATACTCATTTTATGTAATGAAGGTTGACGATTGAATAATACAATATCACCTTCAATTAAATGTCTATTAACTATATCACCATCAAATAATTCAAGTGTTGCTGTATCTACAACACTCAATGATATAATCTTTCCAGTTGATTTTCTTTTTATTGACTTTGCTCCTGGATACTTTGAATACCCATTTCTCACATAAGCCAATAATCTTTCCTTATTATAAGCATTAACCTTTTCAGGATAAGTAAGATTAATACATATATCATAAGGAACACCTAATTGGTTCAACTTTAAACGCGCATCAGGTGTAATAACTGAACGAGCGCTAAAATCTACACGCTTTCCCATTAAATTACCACGAACACGTCCTTCCTTTGATTTTAATCTATCCATTATCGCCTTTAACGGACGACCACTTCTTTGCTGTGCTTGTGGAATACCTGGTATATTATTATTTACTAATGTTGCTACGTGATACTGTAATAAATTATACCAATCATCTATAATCGTCTTTGTAGCATTCGTGGCTATTTTCTGCTTCAACGTCTTATTTGTCTTTATAATATCACATAATTTATGTGTTAAATCATCTTCCATACGAGTATTATTATCCGCACGAACAGATGGACGCACACTTGGAGGTGCTACTGGTAATACAGAACATATTAACCATTCAGGACGACAATAATCCTTATTAAATCCCATTACAGTTACATCTTCATCTGTTATACGCCTCAATATTCTTTCTACATCATCAGCATCCCATTTAACTTGATTATACACTTCTTCCTTTTTATCATCCTTTTTTTCTTCTTCCTCTTCTTCACTAATACCTATATCAGTCTTTCGCCATTCAGCTATTAATTTACCTATATTATCACGTGTATCACGCTTTATTGTATATGGTTGTATAGCACCACAACCATCCTTATTTTTAAAACCACAAACATTAATTTTAGAACACAATTCAGTTATTGCTAAAAATCTATTAACTCCTTTTGTACTACTTGTTATTCTAAGAATATCAGGGTCATCATTCGCTACCAATAATTTAGAACATCGCCAACATACATTTTGTAAACATTTTATAGTATATTTAATGTAATGCATGTAGAATACTTTTTTGGCTAATTCTATATGCCCAAAGTATCCAGGACAATGACGATTATCTAATTCATCAGTAGGACATTTTTTTCCATGTTCTAATACACCCATACGAGGATCAAATAGACCACCTACTTTCGGAATATCTCCATCGTATGTTTCGTTAGTGTATATTTCAGCTACAGAACGTCGGCGAATTTCATCAGGTGATAATATTGAAAATTGGACACCCACGACCTTCTGTATATCTGCATTATAATCTAACTCTTGAAACATTGTCATTTTAATATAATATATCTCTCTATTTTTTAAATTGAAATAAGTTTTCTTATCAAATTTATTATAATTATTATTTTATTATTTAATAATAAGTATAAGCAATGACTGGAAGTTTAATGCAGTTAGTAGCATATGGTAGTCAAGACGTATATTTAACCGGTAATCCACAAATATCATTCTTTAAAGTAGTATATAAGAGACACACTAACTTCGCCATTGAACAAATTGAAGTTACACCAGATGGTAATGGTAAATTAGGCTCCCGAATGTCCTGTGTCATTGTTCGTAATGCCGACCTTGTATCACAGATTATCTTAGAAGTTGATTGGGATAGTCCAATGGTTTCAGCCACTTGGCGTTTAGGACATCAAATTATAGAGTTTGTTGAAGTTGAAATCGGTGGTCTCGTTATAGATAAACATTATGGCGTATGGATGGATATCTGGACACAATTAACACATACTTATCAAGATATGAATAAATTGAGTAGATTATTAACCGGACAATTAACAAATAACAATGGAAACTCTAAATTATATATTCCTCTACAATTCTGGTTCTGTCGTAATCCTGGTTTAGCATTACCATTAATTGCTTTACAATATCACGAAGTTAAAATTAATATTCAATTCAACTCTAATTATGTATATGCTAATCCTTTAAATAATCAACAATATATAAACTCTGATAATACTACGCCAAATATTACAAAAGTTGGTATATTTTGTGATTACATATTTTTAGATACTGATGAAAGAAGAAGATTTGCTCAAGTATCACACGAATATTTAATTGAACAAGTTCAATATTCCAATATATTACCAGTCTCATCTGGTCCTAACCAAATTGAAATGCATTTTAATCATCCTGTTAAAGAAATTATATGGGCTTTAAAAAGAACTCCTCAATCTTCTACAGAAACCGTAGTTAGTCCTTTTGATTTTTGGCAAATTAATACATCTGTAGTTCCACCATTATATGATGTTGATTTAACATTAAAAGCACAAATTAAGCTCAACTCATTAGATAGATTTAAGAGAAGAGAAGGAACATATTTCCGTTGTGTTCAACCTTATCAATATCATACTGGAGGTGATAGACAAATCGGCTATATTAGTCCTATTCCTGTTCCATATTATGATTATTTAGTTGAACCATTTGGTGGATTTTACACTTATTCTTTTGCTTTAAATCCAGAAGAACATCAACCATCAGGTACTTGTAATTTTAGTCGTATTGATAATTCAATTTTATCATTAGATTTAAATACACAAGTTCAAAATATACGTATATGGGCAGTGAATTACAACATATTAAGAATTATGAGTGGTATGGGTGGTGTGGCTTATAGTAACTAAAAAAATATATTATATATAGTAATATAATGGCACTTAATACAGACAATATTAAAAAAGTAAAAATCGGACTATTATCTGGTTTTACTGGTCAAGGTAGTAATGCTATTGCTATAGGCTATAATGCTGGTTATACTAATCAAGGAGACAATTCTATAGTAATTGGTGCTAATTCATCTGCTATTAATAGTGATAATTCTATTGTTATTGGATATGGTTCCGCATCTAAATTGGATATTTCTAATCAATTAGTAATAGGTTTTGATGCTAGTAATAATTCATTTGGTGGTATTTATGGTGCTAATTTAGGTAAACATAATTTCAGTTTAGGTATAAATACAAATGTCCCTGAATATACTTTAGATATTAGTGGTTCCACTAATATTAGAGGTGACTTATATGTAAGCGGTAAAATTTATGAGTTTACTGATACATCTGGTGACTATTGGGATTCATCATTTAATAATATATACAATACTAATATTGGTAATGTAGGTATTGGAACCAATTTACCGCAATACAAGCTAGATGTAAGTGGTAGTGGTCATTTTAAGAATGATATAATTGTTGATACTAGTATTGGTGTTGGAGTGAATACACCTAATTATAACCTAGATGTAAGTGGTAGTGGTCATTTTAAGAATGATGTAATTATTGACACTTGTATTGGCGTTGGAATAAACACACCTAATTATAATCTAGATGTAAGTGGTAGTGGTCATTTTAAAAATGATGTAATTGTTGACACTTGTATTGGTGTTGGAATAAATACACCAAATTATAATCTAGATGTAAGTGGAATAGTAAATGTAAGTAATCGTATAATAACTTATGGTATATCAGCAGAATATGCGGAGCCACAATTTATAATAGATAGTAATGGTTTTCTTGGCTATCCAAGTGGTTCAACTACATCATTGGTATTAAGTAGTACATCAAGTGGTATAAAATGGATAGATGTATCCGCTGGTGGTAGCGGTGGTTCATTACCAGTTGCGAATTATTGGAGTGAATATTTATATTATGATACAAATATTGGTTTAGGTGCTTATCAAACAGGCGGTGGTAATGGTGATTCAAATAGATTACATTTAGTATCTGGAGCAGGACAAGGTAATCAAGGAACTGGTGCGATAGCATTAGGTTATCAAGCAGGTATGACACAACAGGGTAGCAGCGCAATAGCTATTGGCGTTCAATCAGGAACAAGTAATCAAGGAACAAATGCTATAGCAATAGGTTATCAAGCCGGTATATCAGGTGAAAAATCTGGTGCGATAGCTATAGGTTATCAAGCAGGTGCTTATAATCAAGGAACTAATTCAATTGCTATAGGAAATTTAGCAGGAAGAACAAATCAATTGATCAATTCTATAATTATTAACGCTACTGGAAATGACTTAAGTTCTATTGATATAAGTGGTTTGTATATAGCACCTATAAGACAAGGAAGAGAGAATTTTGTATTAACTTATAATACGAGTAATAAGGAAATTAGATATACACAGGACTTAAGTTTAAATAATTTAGATGTATCAAATAGACTTCGTGTAAATGATTTGAGTGCTACTAAAATATGGAGTAGAGACTTATCTGCTGTTAATTTACAATCAACTATAGCAATAATAAATGATTTGAGTGCTACTAAAATATGGACTAGAGACTTATCGGCGGTCAATTTACAGATATCTAATAGAGCAATAATTAATGATTTGAGTGCTACTAAAATATGGACGAGAGACTTATCTGCTGTCAATTTACAATCAACTATAGCAATAATAAATGATTTGAGTGCTACTAAAATATGGTCGAGAGACTTATCTGCGGTCAATTTACAATCAACTATAGCAATAATGAATGATTTGAGTGCTACTAAAATATGGACTAGAGACTTATCTGCGGTCAATTTACAATCAACTATAGCAATAATTAATGATTTGAGTGCTACTAAAATATGGACAAGAGACTTATCGGCGGTCAATTTACAATCAACTATAGCAATAATAAATGATTTGAGTGTTAATAGTATCGGTCCATTATTATCAACCAATAGACTTAATATAAATGGAAATACAATAATAAATGGTGATTTGTCTGCTAATAATATACAAGCACTTGGCTTTATTAGAGCAAGCACTAATTCAAGTCCACCTATTGATAGTACAAATTCATATTTCTACAATCAACTTAATGTGGGTCCAACCATAAGAGGATTTCAATTTGATATTCAAACAGTTGTTAGTGGTACTGCTAATTCACGAATGCGTATTAGTAATACCGGAAATGTTGGAATAGGAACTATATCGCCTATCTATGTGCTAGATGTATCTGGTGAAACTCGTATTCAATCAGAAAATGTTCGTTATGGTATTCAAGCAGGGCAAACAACTCAGGGATCATTTGGTATTGCGGTCGGTTTTCAAGCAGGTCAATTTAATCAGCAAACGAACTCAATCGCAATCGGTTATAATGCTGGTATTAGTAATGAAGCTTCTAATTCAATATCAATTGGAACAGATGCTGGTAAATATTCACAGGGTGAAAATTCAGTTGCTATTGGTAGATCTTCAGGATTTACAAAACAAGGTTATCACACGGTAGCTATAGGTAATGAAGCAGGAATAACCTTACAAGGATTTCATTCAGTTGCAATTGGAGATAGAGCATCCAGTGCTAATTATGCAGTATCGGTCGGTCAATTTGCGGGTAATTCTAATCAAGGTGCATATTCTATTGCTATTGGAACTGAAAGTGGACAAAATAGACAAAATACAGAAGCTATCGCTATTGGTAGAAGAGCTGCACAAAATGATCAAAGTGGAAATTGTATAGCTATTGGAAATGGAGCTGGACGGAATAACCAATATTTATATTCTATTGCTATCGGTAGTTCTGCCGGTAGCGTAAATCAAAAAGCAAACTCAGTTGCAATAGGAGATGGAGCTGCTGAAAATAATCAAGGAACATTTTCAGTATCTGTTGGTGGTAGTGCCGGTAGAAATAATCAACGATCTATGGCGGTTGCTATAGGTTCAAATTCAGGTAATACAACACAAGGTATCGGAGCAGTTGCTATTGGTACGGAAGCAGGATATACTACACAACAAGATTACGCGGTCGCTATAGGTTATAAAGCAGGTTTTGGTACACAAGGTAATAATTCCGTTGCTATAGGTTATCTAGCTGCATTTACTGGTCAGGGTGTACAGTCTATTGCTATTGGTGATACAGCCGGTTATTCAGCACAAGGAAACTATTCCGTTGCTATTGGAGTTAGAGCAGGTGGAAGTAATCAAGGTGCTTTTGGTATAGGCGTAGGTCATCAAGCAGGTGGAACTAACCAAGGTGCTTATGGTATCGCTATTGGAACTGATTCCGGATTAAGTAACCAACAAGTTGAAGCGATTGCGATCGGTTATCTTGCGGGACGTGGTTCTCAGGGTGCTTATTCTATAGCAATTGGCACCAATAGTGGGTCTGTTAGTCAAGGTGCTGGTTCAGTTTCTATTGGTAATCAAGCTGGGCGATACACACAAGGTCAATATGTTGTAGCTATTGGATATGAAGCTGGTTTATCTGGTGAAAAAACGGGTGCCGTAGCTGTTGGTTATCAAGCCGGTTGTTTAAATCAAGGAACAAACGCAATTAGTGTAGGCGTGTTAGCCGGTTATAGTAATCAATCATCCGGAGCGATAGGTATTGGTTATAGAGCTGGATTTACAGGACAGGGTATTAATGCTATTAGTGTAGGTGCTGTCTCCGGATACGGTAGTCAATCATCCGGTGCTATTGGTATTGGTTATGGCGCTGGTTTTAATATTCAGGGTATTAATTCAGTTGCTATTGGTATTGAAGCCGGTAATATTAATCAGGGTAGTCAATCTGTTTCTATTGGATATCAATGTGGATATATTAATCAGGGTAGTCAATCTGTTGCTATTGGATATTTAGCAGGTGTTAGTAATGAGGGTTTTAATTCAGTAGCAATTGGTTATTATGCTGCCGCATATGACCAATCTAAAAATAGTATAGCTATAGGTTCTTTTTCTGGATTTACAGGACAACGCGATGGATGTGTAGGTATAGGCTATTATTCAGGATATTTAAATCAAAAGATATCTGCTGTTGCGATTGGAACTAATTGTGGAGAACTTAACCAAGGAACTGCTTCAGTCGCGATCGGCGTATTTGCTGGTAATAAAGACCAAGGAATTGCTTCAGTCGCGATTGGTGTTAATGCTGGTTATACAAATCAAGGTTCAGGTTCGATTGCTATCGGTATTAATGCTGGTCTTAGTAATGAAGGTATAAATGCTATCGCAATTGGAACTGATGCAGGGAGATATTCACAAGTAAGTGGAGCAATTGCTCTTGGAGTTGAAGCTGGTTTTACCGGACAAAATTTAAATTCAATTGCTATTGGTGTTCAAGCTGGTTCTACAGGGCAAGGTCAAAGTTCTATCGCTATTGGTTTTCAAGCTGGTTCTTCAGGGCAAGGTCAAAGTTCTATCGCTATTGGACTGTTATCTGGTTTTAGAAACCAAGGTGATTCATGTGTTTCTATAGGAAATTCATCCGGATTATCAGGACAATCAAATAGAGCAATCGCAATAGGTAATCAAGCAGGAAATATAAGACAGGGGACTAACGCAATCGCTATTGGATTCCAAGCTGGATTGAATAATCAACGTGCATATTCTATAGTTATTGATGCGTGTGGTAATGGGACGGGCGGTTTCCCTACTATTAATGGTGATGTTTCCGGTGCTTGCTATATACGCCCTATTAGATCAGCTCAAGCTTTAACAGGTGTATATAAAATATTGATGTATAATGACTTATCAAGTGAACTCGTATATTCTACCGCAACTACTACACAAGGTAAAACATTCGTTATAGATCATCCAATATATTATGATAGGCATTTGGTTCATAGTTGTTTAGAAGGTCCTGAAGTTGGTGTTTATTATCGTGGTTCTGCCATATTTAATGAAAATATAGATGAATTAACTATACCATTACCTAATTATGTAAAATCATTCGCATATGATTATACTATATCAATAACACCTAAATCATATAATGGTCCAAACATATTCCACTTATCTGCTACTGATATTATAGATGGAAAATTTACAGTATATAGATTACCATTATTAGGTAAAGATACACTATTACAAAAATGTAGATTTGATTGGATGGTTATGGCTAAACGTGGTGATATTAATGTAGAACCATATAAAAAAGATGTTATAGTTAAAGGTGATGGTCCATATAAATACATCTAATTATAATTATTATTTTATAGTTTAATAATAAGTATAACATATTATGGGTGGTAGTCTATTACAATTAGTAGCATATGGAGCTCAAGATATATTTTTGACAGGTAACCCACAAATAACATATTTTAAAACAATATATAAAAGACATACAAACTTTTCTATTGAATCAATTGAAATACCTGTTGATGGTTATATTAAATTAGGTTCTCTATTCTCAACTACTATAGCAAGACGTGGTGATTTATTAGCTAATATAATTTTTGAAATTGACTGGGATATGTCGGGTGTTCCTGCTTCTTGGCGTCTTGGACATCAAATTATAGATTTTGTTGAATTAGAAATAGGTGGTCAAGTTATAGATAGACAATTCGGTGCTTGGATGGATATTTGGTCGCAACTTACACATACAAATGAAAAAATGGAACAATTAAGCCGTATGTTATCTGGACAATTAACAAATAAAAATAATAATTCTAAAACATATGTTCCTTTACAATTTTGGTTCTGTCGCAATCCAGGATTAGCTTTACCATTAGTAGCCTTACAATATCACGATATTAAAATAAATGTTCAATTAAATGGTAACTATGTTTACGCAAATCCATCTAATAACCAACAATATATACTATCTAATTCATCATCACCCTCAATATATTCATTAGCAGTATATGGTGATTATATATTTTTAGATACAGATGAACGTCGCAGATTTGCTCAAATGTCTCACGAATATTTAATTGAACAAACACAATATTCTAATTTACAAGGTTTATTACCTGGTTTAAATCAAATTGAAATGCATTTTAGTCATCCTATCAAAGAAATAGTATGGGCTATCCAAAGAGATAATACAACTAATGTGATTCATCCTTTTGACTTTTGGGGTATTGATACACCGAATGATAATTATACAATAGATTTAACCACCTCCGCACATATACGATTCAATCTAATGGAACGTTTTAAAGAAAGAGAAGGAACATATTTCCGTTGTGTATTACCATATCAATATCATACTGGCGGTAATAAACAAATAGGATATTTTAGTCCTATTCCAGTTCCATATTATGACTATTTAGTTGAACCATTTGGTGGATTTTATATTTATAATTTTGCTTTGAAACCAGAAGAACATCAACCATCTGGAACTTGTAATTTTAGTCGTATAGATAATGCGGTGTTACACATAAATGTCAATTCACAAGCTAAAAATATACGTATATGGGCCAAAAATTATAATATTTTACGTATTATGTCTGGTATGGCTGGTGTAATATATTCTAATTAATTTATATTATATATAGTAATATAATGTCTATTGATAAGTCTAATATCAATAAGGTTAAAGTTGGTAAATATGCGGGTTTTACCTCACAAGGTAGTAATGCGATAGCAATTGGTCTTAACGCAGGTTATACTAATCAAGGTGTTAATTCAATTGCTATTGGTGCTAATTCATCAGCTATTAATAGTTTAAATTCTATAGTTATTGGACCAGGAGCATCATCCAAATTGGATATTTCTAATCAATTAGTTATAGGATTTGATGCCAGTAATAGTTCATTCGGTGGTATATATGGTATAAATTTAGGAAAAGATAATTTTAAATTAGGTATAAATACAAATAATCCGAAATATGATTTAGATGTCTCTGGTGAAATGAGATTAAAATATATACGTGATAAAAATGATAGTACTGGTAGTTCTGGTCAAGTATTATCAAGTACAAGTAATGGTATTCAATGGATTACTGGAGGTGGTGGTGGAACAAGCTATTGGGATATTAGTGGAACTAACGATATTTATAATAATAACGCGGGTAATGTCGGTATTGGTACAAATTCACCTGCTTATATATTAGATGTGTCAGGTGAAACACGCATTCAAACCATTAATATTCGTATAGGTAGAAGTGCCGGATTTACTAATCAGGGTTCTTATTCAATTGGTATAGGTTATCAAGCTGGTTATAGTGGGCAACAAAATAGTGCTATATCTATCGGATATAAAGCAGGCAATTCTGGACAAAAAGAAAATGCGATTTCTATAGGTTCTTTTGCGGGTGAAGGTGTAAATGGTAATAAACAACAAGAAAATGCTATTGCGATAGGATATGAAGCTGGTAATAATAATCAAAGTTATAGTTCAATCGCAATAGGTTATCAATCTGGACGTTATAATAAATATAATGATAGTATTTCTATTGGAACATTAGCTGGTGAAGATACACAAAAAGAATATAGTATAGCTATAGGTTATTTTGCTGGTCAATTATCTCAATCATCTAATTCAATAGCAATTGGATATAGAGCGGGACAAGTGGGACAATCATCATATTCTATCGCAATCGGTCCAGAAGCTGGCTATTCAAATATGAGCACAAGTTCAATTGCTATTGGACATAGAGCCGGTTATGAACTACAAAGTGAAAATAGCATAGCTATCGGTAAATATGCTGGTTATTCTAGCCAACAATATGAATCTATTTCATTAGGTTATTATGCTGGAAATTCAGGACAAGGAGCAAATTCAATAGCTATTGGAAGCTTCGCGGGTAATTCAGCACAAGGAGCAAATTCAATAGCTATAGGAAGCTATGCCGGATATTATGATGGTTTTAATCAAAATTCTCAACCGGCAAATAGTATTATAATAGATGCTATGGGTAATAGTGGTAGTTATATTGGCCAATATAATCCAACCACTTCAAATGCTTGCTATATTCGTCCTATACGCGATAATAATGATACTACCTATGCATTAATGTATAATACCACTAATTATGAAGTTTTCTATAATAGCACAAGCGGTAAAACATTCATTATAGACCATCCAGTAGATAATGATAAATATTTAGTTCACGCTTGTTTAGAAGGCCCTGAAGTTGGTGTATATTATCGTGGTCATTCACATTTTAATAGTAATGAAACACAAACCACAATAACATTACCTGAATATGTAAAAGTATTTGCTTACGACTTTACTATTAATATTACCGCAATTAATGATGATGGTCCATCAATATTTAACTTATCATCAAGTCGTGTAAATAATGGACAATTTACTGTCTATCGTTTACCATTATTAGGCAAAGATACATTAACACAAATATCTTATTTTGATTGGACAGTATTTGCTAAAAGAAACGATATTAATGCGGAACCATATAAAAAAGATGTTGTTGTAAAAGGAGATGGTCCGTATAAATATATCTAAATTATAATATTTATTTTTACTTAAAATAAGTATCATAATAACCACTATATAATGTCTTTTACTATCCCTTTTCGTGTATTTGGTAAATTCCACTTCTTCAAATTTAATGATGATATGATATTCACACAACCGCATAAATGTCCTTATTTTAATGATGGTTTTCCTGATAAACAATATCCCGATTTATTATCAAATACTCTCGTAAATTATTGTTCAAATTGTTGTGAAAGTGATAATATGGAATACTCTGCGGTAACACTAAGTCTATGCGGTTTAGGAAAAGAAGATATTGTTGATACATTCATTTCATACGAAAAACAATTAGAAATGGCTGAAAATGTTGATACTACAACTTGGAAATCAGCTCTATTTATATGTCCTAATTGTCACGACTTATATTATGTCAGTAATATTAAAGAATTAATAGAAAATATTCAAAAAACAACTAAATTAAACCAAACTAAATTATCACTAAATAGAGATGACTTATCTACATATCTATCACTTGATACACAACTTATTACAGAACTAGTTGAAAAATATAATAATGAATTAAACGCTTTTTATGATGGAGAAATGAATGAATATTTAACTTATATTTTAAATAATATTTTACAATTCAACTTAGCATTAAAACAAATGTATTCACAAATGAAAACTACCGATTTAAATAAAATAACATTTAGTCTTAGTTTCATTTGGTTTACTAAACCATTTTATACTGCAGAATGTACTTTTGCTCCACCAATGAATATAGAAGATTATCATAAATTATACGATAAACACCTATTCAATTATGTTAAAAATGTTCTACCTGATTTAACAGATATTACTATAAAATATCCCGAATTGAATGAAACTGTTAAATCTATGAACCTAACTAATAATACAGAATTAGGTGTAGATTTTACATTACAATTCTAATCAATCATATTTTCAACATTTATTATATAATGTTGGATATATATACATTTATTAAAGTCCTCTCCATTTTTTTAATTATTGATATTCCTATGATTACTTATATAAATACAAGTATGTATCAAAAGCAACTAAATAGAATACAGGGAACTGTTAAAATACCTAAAACTCGTGTTATTTTATCAGCTTTAGTTGTATATATATTATTAGCTTTCTCAATTTATCATTTTGCTATTAAACGTAAATCTATATTAAATGGTCTTCTAATAGGTTTTTGTATATACGGTGTTTATAATGGAACTAATTTAGCAACAATTAAACATTGGGGATTATATGAATCCATTATTGATACATTATGGGGAACATTACTATCAGGTATTATAACATTAATAGCACTTAAGTATTAAAATCTATATTTATAATAACTATACACATCATATAATGATACAATCTATTATAATATTATCAACAATAGCATTAGGTATATCATACGCATATTTTAATAATATTAATAAAATAAAAACTGAAAAACCTAAAAAATATGAACCAATTAATATTGTAAAAGAAGACCAATATTTACAACATATGATACCACACCATCAAGCGGCTATTGATATATGCACTGATTATTTAAAAAAAACAACTGATCCAAATATGACTTATTTGTGTCGTCATATTATGTGGCAACAAGGATATGAAATATTCATTATGAAAAATATTATGAATAAACTTGAATTTTCATTTGACCCTATTATAGCTAAAACAGCTTATATGAAAACCGTTTTCCAATTTTATGAACCTCAAGTAGATAATCCAGATGTTGGTAATATACCTTTATCTGTATTTACATCACGTCCTATTATGACAGATGAACAATTTATGATTAATATGATAGCACACCATCAAATGGCTGTAAATATGTCTAAATCTATGTTAGACCATACATCAAATAATATTATTATTGATTTATGTTATGATATAATAAAAGAAGAAACCAAAGAAATATCACAAATGCAACATACTATGTGTAGTAAAACTGTTTTTAAATATGATAGCTCTCTTCTAAAATAAAAGAAGAAATTGACACGTAATTTATAATTAAATATTTTATTATAAATTATATAAAATAAAAGATGACTCCTAATGATAATAATCCACGTCGTCCTAAAACACGTTCTATTACTGCTCAAGAAGAAAATGATGTGTCTAATAGTGATACACCACCAATAACACCTACTAATAAAGCTAAACATTATAGAAAATTAGCACCAATAAATAAAGATGATGAACAAATTACTAAACCAATTACTAAAAAAATGAAGATGACTACAAAACCCAAAATAAATAATCAAAATATATTTTTCAATATGATACAAAATTTAATGATTGATGAGATACAAAAGTTGATGAAAAATAATAAAAAAAAAGGTGTAGCGGTTGTTGATTATGATGACGATGATGATGACGACGATGATAATACTGAAACAGAAGATAATGAAGATAATAGTCTTTGTGGTAAACCAATATTAGATGGTCTTAAAAAAGATATAATATATGATTATGATGAGGTTCAATGGATAAAAAAATTGGATGAAATTCAAAAAACTGAAATGGCTTCTCTTGAAAATAAAATATTAGAAAATACTATTAATGATACACCTTTACGATTTCGCGTATTAAAATCACCTAATCTAAATGATAAATCTAAACAAGTAATATTACATCAATTGGAACAAAAAACTAATAGTGTATCAGAAGAACGTTATAAACTATTAAGATGGATTAATATGATGGAAAAAATTCCATTTGATACATTTATTCAACCTAAATATAGTGAAAATGATGTATATTCTTATTTGAAATCTATTAAATCTACAATGGATAACGAAGTCTTTGGTCACGATATAGCTAAATCTCAAATTATTTCAATATTAGCTCGTGAAATATCTAATCCTAAATCAATAGGTAATGTATTTGCTATACAAGGGCCAATGGGTAATGGTAAGACAACTTTAGTTAAACACGGTATCTGTAAAGCGATGAATAGACCTTTTGGATTTATCCCTTTGGGTGGTATGCAAGAATCATCTTTTTTAATAGGTCACGAAATGACTTATGTAAGTTCCAAACCAGGTCG